CCAATCTGCGCTGCATTGCGAACCGTGGTATATGCCAAAACCTAACCCCTATTTCGGTTTTCGTTCGTCAAGCATACGCGATATTAAGTTGTTATATAAAGAAAAAATTGTGGTCAGCTTGTCTTCAGCGTCTTGCATACGCTCATCCATCCTGTCGTTTTTATTTTCTAGGTTGGATATGGAACGGCTGAACCACCAAATCATCGCCATCCCTGCTGTAAGAATAGGCCAGTAAGCAAGCAATGTTTCGCCGAAGTTCATCGGTCTTACTCTTTGAATGATTTGTGTATCCGAATGGCTAACAGAACCAGACCGCCTATGGCGACAACCAAGTTGACATAGACGGTCAAGTTCACTGCCCAAAGCGGCGCAGTTACTGCAACGCTGCCGATTGCAACGTCTATGGCCGCTTTCTCCGACATCTTATTTGTTTTTAGCTTTTGCAATGTTCAAAGCCAAGACATCGACCACTTTATAAGCGATGCCGTATGCCTTCTGCGCCTTGCCGACAAGTTCGTCGTCTTTTGGCGTTTTCGTTACTGCGCTGATGGCAGCAGCAAACGAAATGATATAAGGCAAGTTTTCAAAAATAGACATAATAACACTCATTAGTTTCTCCAAATCACGCCAATCTTGCGTGTTTCTGTTCCTGTATTGTCAACTGTAACGCTGTCAGATGTCAAATTTTTTACAGCCATATCGTCAACTGCCGTGCCGCCAATAGAGAACGTGTCACCAACAAAAGACAAATAGCACTCGCTGCCAGACTTATTTATAGTCAGGCTCTCGCCACCGCGTATGCTGTAGCTGCCAGCGTTCCACAAATGGCCTTCATTCTGTGACCGCAAGAAGCAGCACATCCGCGTGTCATCGCTGGCAATCGTCACCTTAAACTGAGAGTTTGGCTGATAACGCACCAAGCTATAATCGCCGCCCGTCTCATCTTTCGGCACGAAATCCCACGACAGGGTGGTGTCGGTGCGTGTCAGGTTTTCAATGTCATTGCCAAAGTTTGCGCCTTGCAGCCAAGCCACATAGTCATCCACTTGCGCCTCTGTGATGTCGCCCTCTGACCACTCCGCGCTGTAGGTGACGCGGCCTGATGACAGCACATAATTGTCAAAGCCGACATATACATTGCCGATGGTGTCGTGTGGTATCTTATCGCCACTGGCGTTGCGCGGCAGACCCTCTGCGCTGACCTGCTCCATAAAACGCCCCGTGCCGACAGGCGGATAAATAAACGTGACGCTCATGTCGTTGTTAGCAATATCCTGACTGCCGACAAAGTTCCAATCGGTCAGCGTGTTGCTGCGTCCACCTTCGCGTGTCGTGACTTCATGCGCGGTCATATTTCTTCAACCTCTGTAGATGCTGCTGCTGGAAACAAATCCTCATCGGTATAGCTAAACGTCTGCCCAACCAGAGCCTTCAAGCCTTCCGCCTTGTCGCTGCTGTCGGTATAGGTTTCTTGCGTGACTATATCGCTTGTGGTGGTCGGCGCAGTCTTGGCAATCATCGACATAATTTCTTGAGGCGTGGCCTCACCATATGGCACGACATCAAACGCCAGCGCAGGATAGTCTGTCGCGTCACGCGCCGTATCGTCTGATGCAAACGAAACCAAAAGCTGCTGCGTTTCCTCAATGTAGCCAGAGACATAAAGTTTGTAAGTTGCCATTGTCTATTCCTTATGAGCTTCCGCCACCGACTGTGCCGCCGATGCCGCTTCCTGAGTTGATGAATGATGCGCCGACCTGATAGTTGCCTCTCGCACCGCCAGCAGTCGGCGCGAAGTCAATAGACCCGCCACTGGACGTAGTTCCTCCATCTGAGCCAGCAGAGCCTAGACCGCCGCCATTGCCGCCATTGCCGCCAGAACCAGTGGTCGTGCCAAAGTTTCGTATGGCGGCAGCACCGCCAGAGCCGCCCGATGTGGCAGTTCCGCTAGAGCCATCACCAGCAAAATTACTATTAGAAGAGTTTTCCCCACCCGCGCCGCCAGAGCCGCCGTTTACGCCAGCACCACCGCCACCGCCACCGCCAGAAATTATAGCATAATTTGACGCCTTAGAGCCCACAATCTTATTCGCCGCACCACCACCACCACCGCCGCCGCCGCCGCCATAGACGCTGCCGTTATTGGTGAATGTTGTAGCAAATTGCGCGCGGAAAGCAGCGCCGCCAGAACCGCCAACTGTTCCATCACCGGCACCAGCCAATGTCATAGACCTTCCATCGCCACCATCACCGCCACGGCCTTTGACTGTGCCGTTATTGACGATGGTAATGGTGTCGCCTGTTGCCCAGCCCGTGCCAGTGTCAAGCGCGTATGTGCCTGTGCTGGTCGAGCCGACGGACACGCCACTGTTGACAGTCAGGGTGATGTTTGACTTGCCAGCGACATATGTGCCGCCCTTGCTGCTGAATATATTATAATTGTTTGTGTTGGCTGCAATTGTCAAAGCAATATCGACACTGCTTGATGCACCGTAATAATCAGAAAAAGATGCAGTCGCACCATCAGCCGTTCCAAGCAAGGCACGAACATCACTGCTGTTTAGGCTTATCTGCGTCCCAGCAGAGTTGCCTAACTCAGTATTGAAATCGCTTAACGATATTGCACCAGAAGCGGGAAGTGCCATTGTTTAGACCCCCTAGATAGTGCCAAAGGCTGTAACGTCACCGATAACGGTCAGATTACCAGAAGCGTCAACTTTCATGCTGCTCGTTCCACCCGTAGCAAAAATAAGATTGCCAGAAGCGTCTTCTGTAATTGTCCAGTTGTCGAGGTGATAAGTCGCGGCGTGGTCATTCGTTTGGTCAAACGTAACAAGAGAAATCCAAGCATCGTCGTCGCCATTCCGCATCTTGAGAATTTGGTTTGTGCTGTCATACCAGAATTGGTAGGCAAATGTCGTGCTGGGGGCAGATGTCCCGGCAGATACAGATGCCAACGCTTGCAGTGCTGAATTAAGGTCTGACCGAAAACTCGGAAATCCCTGATTGGCAATTTCAAAATCATGTTGGCTCATTTTAAGTCCTTACCTCGCCGTAGCCCTTCGCTACATAATCAAATGTTCTGTCCACACCAACGCCCAAAGCGTTATAAAAGTTTACCGTGAACCCTGTGCGGCTTTTACTACTTATAGCATAATAATCGCCAGTTGCCATATCTTGCGCTGAGATTGCCAAGCCCTGTAGTGCCTTAAACGCTGGCGAGAATGTTACCACCTTTGCGCTCGTTCCACTAGCCACATCCTCATCAGCGCGCACACCATCAGGCATATCAATCGTCACCGACAGTTCCTGAACCGCAGGGCTGGACGTTACATCGTTTGATGACAAATCTGCCTTGAAGCGATACGCGCGAGCGGTATAGTCGCCCACGACAAATTCCTTGTAATCCGACCAGCTTGGTGAGCCAGACGGGTCGTCATCAGTTGTTGAGACAAATAATTGAACATTGATGTCGTCAAACGCCGACGGGTCGCCATCGAAATCGCCAGCCCGGTCATTAAAGTTGCCAACAGCATCGTCAAAGAAGTTGACAAAATCCAACCGCAGCACCTTCAAGTCGGCTGTCAATCGGCTTGTGTATTTCTGTGTCAGGTCAATATAATTGTCAAACTCATATGTGCCGCTTGTAACTTCGGTGGCAATAAAATCATCAAAGTTGCCTGTCGCGTCATCAAAGTTGCCCGTGCGGCTGTCAAACTGCAACTCCGCACCAAGACGCAAAACATTGCTTGCATAAGTTACAGTGTCGATGGATGTGTTTGTTTTTGTGCCAGAGAACGCTGGGTTTTGTGTTGACGTTTGCACAACATTTAGTTGCTGCAATTCGCTAATGGCATTAATTACGCTGGTCGCATTTGCGCTGCGGTTGCCTGATGTATCAACGGCGCGAATAAAATATGTGCCAGTCCTCGCCGGGACAGTTGCGCTGGTTGTCGGTGCTGCAATACGCGGCACAAGGTCAACAGCATCTTGGAAGTTTGCCGACGACAGGTCTTTGGTGTGCCTGATTTGATAGTGGCTCAAATCCAAATCAGCAACAGGCGACCAATCCAAGTGTGCCTCTGCGCCAACAATGTTGATGTGGAAATTCGTTACATCCGCTGGCCTTGCTGTCTTGCCAACAACTTGATGGCTGAACACTGTAAAGTTAGCAGACCGCACACCAAGCGCGTTGATGGCAAAAGCGCGGACATCATACGTCACGCCATCTTCCACGTTTACGCGCTCAAAAATGTTGCCTTTACCCGTGCCAAGAATGGTGTAGTCGGTGTCAGTGCTTTTCTTTGCTTCAACTTGGAATGTGTCGGCAAACTCACCGCCGCCAGACACAGTGCAAACCAGCACCGTGGTCGCCACATTGTTGATAATACGCAGTTCGTCTGTTACTGCCAGACCAACGTCGCCAACCACAAATGGGCTTGGCAGGTTTGTATTCGGCGCAGCGTCAAAAGCGGTTTCGTCAATAGCTGCGTCCCAATCGTAAATGTTCGATGCGGTTTCGCGCAAAATCAAATCAATGCCAAGTGCGGGTGAGCCACCGCCAGAATTGTCATAAACGATTGTCCAAGACTGCACCCGGAACAGCTTGCCACTCCAACCAAAGTCATCGTCTGTAATGGCAACCGTGTCCCCAGCTTGCAGTCTAAACGCTGTCAGCTTCGCCGGGTAACGCACGACAATTTCTTGACGAGACGACAAAAGATGTATTTTTGCCAGCCTTTGCGCTTCGCTGGCTGTGTCGGTAAACGCCAAGTCAAGCTGTGTTGATATTGTTTCGCCATCTTCTGTGGCATACGCGCTTGATGTTACTTCTGGGTAATCTGACAGCTTGTAATTATTGTCAGGCGCAAGAAATGTTCCCCTGACCGAATTAAATCGGTCACGCCGCGATGTCTTGGTCAACACTTCAATTGCACCACGGCAGTCGTCTTCTGTTAGGGTAATGGACGCGTCGCGGTGTTCGCCAGCATTTATATACCACTTTCCGTTAGTGCGGATAAGGTCGCCCATCATGCAAGTCAGCATGTTTGTAATGACTTCGCTTTTCCTTGCACCTGTGTCGATAACGCCGTTTATTGTATATCGTGTTTCTGTGCCTGACAGCGTTGTAACTGTTTCGTTACAAACATTCTTCGCAGCAGTAAAGCTGGCGGCGTTAAAGTCGCTTGCCGTGCTGTTAAAACCAAACTCGCTTGACAGGAAATCACGCACAGCCAGCGCAGGGTTTGTTGAATATGCGGTGGTGTCAGTGTCAGGGTCGTAAAGTTTTTTGCCCTGAACAATCATACTGATATTTGGGATGCCTGTCGGAAACGCATCGGGCGAAAAGCGGAAACGCGCATAAACATATGCGATGCCCTCAAGTTTATGGTCTGCTGTCCACTTATCACTTTCTGTTAACAAATCTGCATCAGGTAAAGTCTGTGACCCGTCATAAAACTTAAATCGCGCCAAAGACCCCTTGCCATCTTTTGTGTCGTAATACGGGCTTTGACTGCCAGCCATAACAGTATAACGCGGCACACCATTTACATCTGAGTCAGCTATAAGCTGTAATAATGGCACAGCTTCATCATTCAGATACACAGATTTTTGATGAAAACCATCGCCAACTTTTTTCGCCATTTGCTCTACTTCGTGCGAGGCCACAGCCATAACAATATGAAGATATTTGTTATCATCGGTTACATCCATAAACACGATGTTGCCAGCCGTTTTTACTTCACCATAAATCAGCTTGCGATTGCCAACAGGCTCTCTGACCATAAGGTCACGGCCTTGCGCTTCTTGCTGGAACTTGGCTAGGGCTGCTGCCGCTTCGGCGGCGGCACGCTCCATTTGGACGTTGCCATAAGCCGTTGCTGATGCCGCAAATATAGCTGCACCCGTGCCACCACCTGACAAAATAGTTGCCCCAACAGCAAGTGCCGTTTCGAGCGGGTTTTCCAAAGCTGCTTTGCCGATGTCCTCAAGGTCTTCGAGGGCATCCTCAATAAATCCCCAACCCATTAAACTGGCCTCCCCCAAGTAATGTTCAAGTCTTGAATAGACGGGATATAATCCAGACCCTTATCGGTGGGGTGGTTAATCTTTTGGTCTTCTGGCGTGTAGCGGCGCACGCGGCTTCGGTTTAAGTCAATCAAGCTGCTTTCGGCTGTAATAGTTAAAGATGATTTGTCGCCAGCCTTGGCAATCGACATTGTGTCCATCTTGCCTTCAAACACCATATAAGGGTCAGCAATTACCGCGCCAGATGTATCTAATACCCCCAGCCATATCTTCATCGGCTCGCCTTGAAACGCCTCGCCCAATGCCAGCGATACTGTTGCGCTGCTTAACGCGCTCAGTGTAATGCTTGCGCCGTTAGCCTGTAAGTCTGTCGTTTCGGTTGCGACATCTATATTAAGAAAGTCCGCAACACCCGAAAAGGTATTGCTGTCAAATGTGATGTCGCCATAGCCTGTCCAATAGCGCAGCACCGTTGCCTCGTCGTCATTAAACTCTAACTCGATGGCATAAAACGGCGTTAAGCTGTCGCCTTCGACCTGTGCCTGAAAGCTAGAAGAAACACTGCGCGTCATAATGCCTCCACAGCACTAAACGACAACCCATAAATGCTGGCTTGATTGATATTAAAGTCAGTTTGGTTATTAGCCAAACGAAACACAGTTTGTGGTGTGAGAAAAGTCAGGGCATCATTATCGCTTGGCGATGACCGCAAGTTAGGCCAAATGTCGAATGTCGCCTCACCACTCGCGTCAGTTGTAACGTCGTTAAGAATTTTATACAGGCGCGTGTTTTGCCCCGCGCCAAGCTGGAAGTAGTCACCCGCCCTTAAATAATCCGTGATGCTGGCAGTCATATTATCAACCGCTAATTCCGCGCCAGTTTGTGATGCACCATTAACAAGCGGCGTGTCCGAAGGGTAGGATGTCGCCGCAACACCACGCGGCGTTGTTGCGTTAGGGTCGCCAAGCAAGAATGTGCCGAATGACCCCCTTAGCTTCATCAAAAACGAAACCCATTCGTCTGCTTCTGCGCGGCTCAAAGGCGGCAGCGTGACCATTGCTTCCCAGCGTTGCCCGGCGTGTTGCTGCACTTGCTGTTTAAGCGTGAACGGTGATGTCGTTATGCCAATCGTGTTACGCGCAGTCAGCGTTATGTTTGCGATGCCTGTCGTTGTCGGTAGTGCAAGCGGGTAAATAATAGCCATAATTAGTTTCCAAACGAATTAGCATATGAGCCGCCACGACGCGATGCTTCTAGCACTGCTGACTTGCTGGCCTCTTTAATCATCGGCAGCATACTCAAGACCTCTGAGCGAACAGCGGATGCGTTGTCAGAATTTACTGTCAGATTGTTCACAACGGTAACACCGCCGCCGCCCATTTGGTTGTTTGGCACGATAGAACCAGAAGACGCTGGCACGAACAGTTCAGCACCGCGCTCACCAACTATAGTAGGCTTGCCACGCTGAACAGAGCCGCCGATTGCAGCCCCGCCGGGGGCTGCTGCTGGCGCACCAGTGCCGCCAAACAATTTCATGCCCTTCAAACCTGTAGCGATTGACTGAACCATTTGCTCAACAACTAAAATATCAAAAAGACGGTCAATAATCTTTGTCGCCATATCGCTAAAAGCATCAGATGCGCTTTTTGTTCCAAGTGATATTGCTTTAAATGTTTGGCTAAATGATGAGGCGATAGCGTCGGCTGAACTTTCACCGCGCTTCTTTGCCTCTGTCAAAACTTTTGGCAAATCTTCACCAGTTTTTACAACCTTCTTGAGTGTTGTGTCGAAATTTTCATATCCGTCAATAACTGATTGCAGATTATCAATAGCGTCTTGGCCAAATGTAAGTTTCTCAATCGGGTCGTTCAGACCCAACGCTTGAAGCGGTGAAAGCGCATTAGCTAAAGAAATGTATGCGTTGGCTAAATTCTGCACACCTTGAATGGTTGCCACTATTGCTTGAAGTGTTCCTACAGTTAAGAACTCGGCAAATTTTTGCAAAGCTGGCAAGACTGCGGCTGTAATTTGCTGACCAACAGATGAAAGTGTTTTGCCCAGACGGTCAAAGCCATCATTGGCGGCTTCAACGGCTTTGGCTTGTTCGCCAGTCAATTCAATAGTGATGTTGTTAAAATTGTCTTGCAGCTTTTGCAGTTCGCCAGAACCGTTCTTAAGTGTATTGATTAGCTTAGTGCCAGACCGACCAAACAGGTCAAAGGCAATACGCACACGCTCGGCTGGGTCGCCAATTTCTTTCAAAGCGTCGGCTACCTCGTCAAGAACTACTTGCGTCGGTTTCATTTGGCCATTTGCGCCAAATACGCTAACGCCTAAAGCGTCAAAAGACCGAACTGCAACACCAACGCCGTTGGCTGTTTCACCGATGCTGCGGCTGAAACGCTCAAGACCTTTGGTCAGTTCGTCGGATGATACGCCAGTCTGCCCTGCCGCAAACTGTAGCGATTGCAATTCGTTGACGGTCAGGCCAAGACGCCCACTGGCTTTAGCAAGTTCGTCAATTTGCCCGGCAAACTGCTTAAGTGCCAGTGTTGCGCCTAATGCGACAACAGAGTTGCGAACATTAAAGACGGCTGATTTGACCTTACCAAGACCAGCCCGAACAGACGCAAAAGCACGCTGCGTCTTGTCAAAGGCTGTGATATTTACTCTAAGATTTTGGTCGGCCATCCGCTAACACTTCCAAATATGCAACCCACTCGATGAGTTCATTATAGGGCATATCTTCTATTTCGCCAATG